CGCCCGAGAAAATACTCGACAAGAATGTGCGCGCCATTGTCAGCAGTTCAGTTTGGCGTAGAGTCCCCGGAGTGGACTTCGTAGTTGTCCAAATTGTGTCAGCCGGCGACCAGCCGAATTTGCTTGACTGGATGGCCGTCAACTCGGAGTGCGATTCGGGTATTTCTAGGTGTACGATGATAACCAAGAATCGTGACCGTGTGGTGGAAACGCGCCACCTTGTTATTGACAAATGGGAGAACAACATCTGCACCAAGGTGAAAGGGCTACCCGAGACTAATTTTCACGGCTGCTTTTACACTGGTAGTTCCGAGTTTCAACTTGGTTACTGCATGTCCCCCGTCATCTCTGACACGCGTAGTCCGACTATTGTCTGCTTCCACCTTGCTGGAATCGAGAAGCATGGCCCTGGAACGGTCACGTACACCAACCGAGGCGCTGGCGGCTACGTCCAGCCAGAGCTATTGCGCAAGATCATCGAATCGTTCGATCCGCGGCTAGATGTCCTCAACTCTGGTACTTTGCCCGAGGAAGGATTAGGCATGCACTTTGGCCTAAAAGCGCCAGTTCACCCCAACAACTCAGTTAACTACCAGAGGGTTGAAGAGGGAGTACAACCATCCATGACATTGCTTGGCGCCCATTCGGGACCAAGAATGAACATGAGGACTGGCGTCAAGAAAAGCGTAATCTCAGACAGCGTCGCTGACCATTTGAGCATGCCCCCGAAGCAGAGTCCCCCCAATTTCAAATTTGCCACCGCGTCTCGCCAAAAGGCGTTCTCGGCTATGTGCCACCCAGCCAACAATGTGGACCCGGACATTTTGAAGAGGGCTACTGATTGTTTGATTCGGTTCAAGTTGGACAGATACACCAAAGAGGACCTGAGACAGGTTGTCCCATTGTCGTTTGACCATGCAGCTTCAGGTATTGACGGAGTTAGAGGCATCGACCGCATCCCTCTGTCCACGTCTTGTGGATTTCCATTGTGTACAGCCAAGGGCAACCTGGCTATTCTTGGCAAGAAGGACGTGCCAGGTGTCACGGAGTCAGTGGAGTATGTCCGCAGTGTGCATGACCATCGTCGCTATTTTTGCGATTGTTACGACGCGGGTGAACGTGCGTACCACATCTCGAAGTTCGTGCTGAAAGACGAGGCTAGAGACAAGGACGACATTAGAGGCATTACTGCCGGCCAGCTGGCTTTTAACTTGTTGTACCGCCAACTATTCCTAGCTGCCGGAAGGATGGACCACGTCAAGTGGAGGAGTCTCGAAGGGACGGTCGGTATTAACGCCTCTGGCCCCGAATGGACCGACTTGAGCCACTGTCTTGACCGTTTTGGCAACGACAAGTACATCGCTGGCGACTACAGCAAGTTCGACAAGCGCACGCCACCCGATTTCACCCGCTCGGCTTACGCAGTCCAAATTGCAATTGCCGAGGCATCTGGAAATTTTTCTAAGACCGACCTTAATCGCATGAAAGGCATTGCTACCGACGTCTGTTATCCTGTGTATGAAAACGATGGCGTTTTTACGCAAATGTACGCGTCAATGCCGTCAGGCATTCCCGGGACCACTGACCTCAACGTCGACCAGAACAGCTTGTACATGAGATACGCCTTCTATTCGATATATGGCGTTGATACAGATCGTAATTTCGAGGATTACGTTGCGCTTAAGGTTTATGGCGATGATAACTGCATGGGCGTGTCGGATGACGCCCCAGAGTTTAATCACACGTCAATCCAGGATGCTCTAACAACCATTGGTGTTAAATACACTATGGCCGAGAAAGACGCACCAAGCGTGCCGTACATCAGCAAGGACGAGGTCACATTCCTCAAGCGAGCCTTTAGGTACGAACCGGAACTAGACGAGGTTATGGCACCTCTTGACGAGGACTCCATCTTCAAGTCACTCCATTTCTACAACGATACCGGCACGGATGCGCTTCCCAACAATATAGCTGCCGATGCCATCCTCGGAGCCTTGCGCGAATGGTTTCTGTGGGGCGAAGATGTGTATAGTGCGCGTCGCGACCAGCTTCAGCGCGTGGTCGATGAATGTGACGACATACACCTAGGCACCTTGCCGGACTTCGCCTACCACATTAAGCAGTACAAAGTGAAGTACCACGGCCTTGATGGTGACAGCGATGACAGCGGCGTTTTGGTTCCGCATGCCGGTAGCTTTTCGTCACCAATTAAGCGTTGCCCGAATTTGGACTTTGGCGAGGTCATTGACTGGAACGACGTGTATTCGCGTTGTTTCGTGTATGATGATGGCATTGCGATTTTGGACGATGCTGCCGTCGAATTCCTTCGTCCACAAGCAGGTGACGAAGATGCCACTCCGGTGGCTAACGAGAGGGAAGAAGTGCTGGAGTTTGCCGCCAGTAGTCCTGGATGGAAAGTGGATCCATCAATCGGGACAGACGAACGTTTGTTGTCTAACGATGGGTCGCACGCGGACTTCTTCGCCAGACCGGTATTGCTCGGCAGGGTAACTTGGACCCCTGACGTCGCCTTATACACGAATTTCTTTCCATGGGTCACTTACATGACAGATTCTAAGGTGGTGAACCGACTCAATCATTTCAAGCTTTTCAAGGGCGTGTTGCACGTGCGTATTCTTATCAACGGATCGCCGTTTTCGCAGGGCGAGGTCATGGTGAGCTATTTCCCCTACAACCCAGGGCAGGACCATATCGCTCATTCCAACACTAGTATCAACTACGCTATGATGGAGTCACAGAGGCAGCATATTATGCTGGATCCCTGTAACTCGACGGGAGGGGACCTCGTTTTGCCCTTCACGATCCCATCGGACTCGTTGCAGACGGACAACTTTGAGGTTTTGGGACCGCTTACCATTCGCTCTCTGAACTTGTTGAGACACGTCAATGGCTCGACGTCTGACGTCACCATTTCGATCACCGGTTGGATGGACAAAATGGAACTGAGCGCTCCGACGTCCGTCGACCACGTCTCTCTTGTTCCGCAGAGTGGCCCAGACGAGTACGGTGATGGAATTATTTCTAAGCCGGCTTCAGTCGTTGCCAACGCGGCTGGTCACCTAGCCAAGATGCCTGCAATTGCGCCATATGCCCAAGCTGCCCAGCTCGGCGCCCGCTTGGTCGGGGGTATCGCTGGTGCTTTCGGGTTTTCGAGACCCGTTGCGCTTGCTGACGATACTGTCGTCAACACCAGGCCTATGGGCAACATGGCGAGCTGTTGCTCAGTCGATACTTCTGTCAAGCTTTCTCTAGACCCAAAGCAGGGCTTATCTGTGGGTAGCGAAGCCATTGGTGTTTCAAAGAACGAAGACATGGTTATCTCGCATATTTGTCAGATACCATCTTTCCTTCGGAACGTGGCGTACAATGCCGCACTGGCTCCAGGTGCCAAGTTGTTCTCTGTGCCCATAAACCCAGTCCAGTTCAGGTACGACGATACCGACGATCAGTACTTCCTTACTCCATCAGCGCAAGCTGCGCTACCTTTCGAGTTTTGGAGGGGAACAATCATTATTAGGGTTAAAGTCGTTGCCTCGAATTATCAGAGAGGTAGAATTCGCGTGGTTTTCGAGCCCAACTCTTTGGGTGACACTACGGTCGAGCCTGAGTACAACATCGTGCAATCGAGAATGATCGACATCGCGGAGGATTCAGTGGTCACATTCAAGATAGGATGGGGCTCTACCCTCGGAATGCTCAGAGTTCCGTCCCTCAGTACGACTGACACTATAAGTGATTCGTACGTGCCACAGCCGACTGAGAGTAACGGCATACTGACCGCGTACGTTGCCACTCGCCTCATTTCTCCTGGGGATGACCCAGTTGCGCCGGAGCTTCAGGTTTGGGTCAGCACCGGCGATGACATTGAGTTTGGTGGCCCCACGATGTCTAAGATCTCAAACGCGACGTGGTTCGTTCGCTCTCTGACCCCGCAAGCAGGTATCGAGAGCGAAGATCACAAGACGCCAGACGCGCCAGTGGAGACTGGTGCCGTCCACTGGTTCTCTCCCATGAATACTAGTAGCGAACTGCTCAAAATCTATCACGGTGAGAAGGTTACCTCTATCAGGTCACTCATCAAGAGATACTCGCATATTCGCACGCTACACCTCCAAAGTACAACGGGGGGTAATGTTGGCGGAGTATTCAGCTTTTCATTTCCGCTGTTAGTCGGCCACAGAGGTCGCGCGTCGCAAGGTATGGATACCACGGCTGCAGGTGATCTATGGAATTACACCTCGATGACCTACTTGCACTGGTTCCTGCCTAGTTATTTGGGGCACAGAGGTGGCATGAGGTTCAAGTGCGTTCCCCACGGAGATTTTACTTCCTTTGGTGGTCTCCAACTCGGGTTCATGGCCATCCAACGCGCCGACAGGCGTTATCCAAGGAATGGACAGTTCTTCGCTTTGCCTGAGAACACCAAGTCCGCGATGGCTAGGTATGGCACCGAAGTTTTCGAGGGTACTCAGTCTGGTGTGGAGCTCCAGCCAATGCACACGAAGGGTTGTGTCGAAGCTGAAATCCCCTTCCACTCACAATTCCGATGGGAAAGAGCGCGGAATGTCGACCTTGACGAGGACACCATTGTCCCGACACCCCATTTTACAGTCAAGGCAACCGGGCCCGCCACCACTTCCCGGACCCGAGTCGTCCATATGTTTACCGCAGCAGCAGACGACTTTTCATTGTTGTACTTTGTGGGAGTGCCAGCACTTAAGCTGGTTAACTCTCCAACCGCGGCGACGGAGTGATACTACTTAATCGTAGTCCGTCATCAAGTCTTAGGAGCAACCCTGAGCAGCCATTTGGCTTTCACGTATTTATTGTTTATTTTACATATTGTATATATTTTACATATTTCGACGAGGAATTTTCCCACGTGAAAGCGTGGTTTTTAATCGTTGCAATTTTCTACTTGCGTGCAAACGGGTTCCCCCGTTTGTTGCTTTCGCAAAAAAAAAAAAAAA